TTGACAACCGCTCTGCTGTGCGGTGTAGAGCCTAATCTACTGTAAACATCGCCTTTTACAGGCGCACAAACTCATCCGGCACAAGATAGCCACCCTCTGCGTCTGTACCAACCTGCAAGTCGTTGTGTACATCAATCCAGTTGCGGTTTTTGACGCTGTTCCAGAAAGCTTTCTTGTAAGTGTCGCTCGCTGTACCTGTCTTTTCAGAAACAGTCGGAGTTGCGGGTTTTCCGAGAACAGGAGTGGAAGTTGCCTTGTTCATTTCCGCTTCGATTTCAGCCTGTCGTTCCAGACGCTGAATTTCCTTGCCAAGATCGACAATGGTCTGTTCCATTGCATCATAGGTCTTGGAATCTTCCTCACTGAGAACACCATTTGCATTTCTCTTGCTGTCAAGGAAGTCACGTGCTGTATCCCAAGCCTTCTTTCTCTTTTCTCTGAGTTCCTGAGTTGTCATAGCCATAGTTAAAATCCTCCTTAGTATTTCAGTAATGCCAGTCTTTTTTCAAGCTGGTCAATGGGTGTGCCTGTAACGGATTCTGCTGATGCAGATACTTTGGATAAGAATGCAGATAGATTCTTCGATTTGGAATAGGTCATTGCGGTCAGTGTATCTTCTTTTTCTTCTTCATCCGGTTCTTCCTCTTTAGGAACAACAGGCATTTTCTTCTCTGCAAAGAGAATCCCGTCCACAAATCCCATTTCATGAGCCTTTTTCGCATTGAGCCATGTTTCATCGGACATCAGCTTCGCAATCTTGTTTCTGCTAAGGTGAGATTTGGTTTCATAGGCGTTGATAATGCTCTCTTTGACTTCATCCAGCAAGATGATAGCCTTTTCCATATCTGCCTTGTTTCCCATAGCACAAGTGCTGGGGTCGTGGATCATCATTAGGGCAGTCGGTGCAATCAAAGTTTCATCGCCTGCCATTGCCACAACAGACGCAGCGGAGGCAGCAATGCCATCAATTTTCACGGTAACCTTGCCTTTGTGATTTTTCAGCATAGAATAAATCTGACTTGCAGCGAACACATCGCCCCCTGGTGAGTTCAGCCAGACTGTCAGATTTCCGCTTACTTTTGAAAGTTCGTCACGGAAAAGGGCAGGTGTCACTTCATCGCCCCACCAGGTATCTTCTGAAATGGGACCGTTAAAGAGTAACTCAGTTTCCGATGTATCTTCATTTTGGATAAAGTTCCAGAATTTCTTCATTTGGTTTTATCCTCCTTTTTTGGATTTGCAAATGCTCCTGCATCAGCGAGTTTTGTAAAGCTGCCATTTACAAGATACAGATTTCCGCCTTCTTCGTCTGAAATCATATTCATATCTTCAAGTTCTCGGATGTCATTCGCCGACATCCAGCCGTTTTGTCTTGCAGTAGCGTAGCCCTGCATTCTTGAAGCATAATCACCACGCAGAAGTCCGTCTACATTGAACTTCACGAAATACTGCCCCTTTTCAGAATCAGAAAGAAGTGCTTTCTGTAAGGACTGCTCCCATCGAACAATCCAAGGGTCAAGGCTGTATTTCACGAAATCAAGGGATAAATGTTCTACGTTACTGAATGTTGCATGGTCAAGGTCGCCAATCATATGGAGCGGTACACGGTACATTCTTGCAATCTCCTCGATCTGAAACTTTCTGGTTTCCAGAAACTGTGCTTCATTATTTGGAATAGCAATAGGAGTAAACTTCATGCCCTCCTCTAAAACTGCGACCTTGTGAGCATTTCTTCCGCCATAGGCTCTCTGCCAGGCATCACGCACACGTTCCGGATTTTTGATCACTCCGGGGTGTTCTAACACGCCACTTGGTGAAGCACCATTTCCAAAAAACGATGCTCCATATTCTTCACAGGCAATAGAAATGCCGATTGCATTTTTGGCAAGTGCAATCGGCGAATATCCAACCAGTCCGTCAAATCCTAAACCTGGAATATGCAAAACTTCATCGGCGTAAAGAATGATGTCCCCCTGTTCTTTCAGATTGGGATTTGCTTCATCGTAACGGCTGTAAATGTATATCAGGCGGTTTTTCTCATCACGGTCAACCTTCATCTTGTCAGGCATCAAAGGATACAGTCCGATAACATCACCTCTGCCGTTCCGGATAATCTGTGCATAGGCATTGCCGTAAATCAGCAGATGGGACATTAAGGTTTCTCGGAAAACGAATGATGTCATTTCCGGATTTGGCTGATCGTGGAGCAAAAAATAGAGCGGGTGCTGTGGCACTCGCTCTTTTCCGCTATCGTTGTATTTGTATACATGAAGTGGCAGCTGTGCAATCGCTTCTGACAGCACACGCACACAGGCATACACCGCGATATGCTGCAGGGCTGTTCTGTCGGTGACTCTTTTTCCCGCATTGCTTCTGCCGAAAAAGTATGCGTATGACGGACTGTCGTAGCTGTTTGTAGGCTTATCTCTGGACTTGAAAAGTCCGCTGAAAATTCCCATAAAATCACGCTCCTTTCTTGACTTTTCGTATATGGGTGTGGTATAATATGTGAAACTAAGTGTAGGGCATCTGCCCTGCAAACTAATTTTTTAAGAGGTAGATACATTTGGTTAGAGAAATTTATGAGAATGAATTAAAAGAATTGCTGGAATTATACTTGCATTTACACGAGAAATCCGTTCCAGCAATGACAGAACATTTAAATAATACTTGGAAAACTATAATGCAAGATAAAAATCATCATATTATCGTCAATGTTATAGAAGGCAAAATAGTATCTTCCTGCGTATGTGTAATCATACCAAATTTAACAAGAAATATAAGGCCATATGCTTTTGTAGAAAATGTTGTTACAAATTATGAGTACCGTGGAAGAGGCTACGCAACAGAATGCCTAAATTATGCAAAAGAAATTGCAAAGAAAGAAAATTGTTATAAAATGATGTTACTAACCGGTTCAAAGAAGAAATCAACCATAAAATTTTATGAAAATGCCGGATACAATAGTTCTGATAAAACTGCATTTATACAATGAATTGAATAAGATTAGAACCTCCGATTTGCAAGGATAATTACACCTTATAATATCAACATCTCTCTCGTATCATAAACCGACTCATCAGAAACACATCCACAGCGAATTGCACGGTCAAGAGCCATGATCATGGCAACTGCACCGTCGATCTTCTCTGTGGATTTTTCTTTGTCCGGCTTGATGTTTCCGGCAGGGTCACGTCTGATGAAAATATTGTCCATCATCCACCTTAAAACAGGGTGTCCATTGTGGGCAAGCGTTTGTTCTAAGGTCAGCTTCATCAGTTCTTTGGTCGGCGGGCTCATATCTTTGTAGCCTTGCCCGAATTGTACCATCGTGAATCCAAGTCCCTCCAGATTCTGTGACATCTGCACCGCCCCCCAACGGTCAAATGCAATTTCTTTGATATGGAATTTCTGCCCCAGTTCATCGATGAAATTTTCGATAAAGCCATAGTGAACTACATTCCCCTCAGTGGTTTTCAGGTAGCCTTGCCGTTCCCAAATATCATATGGAACGTGGTCACGTCTTACTCTGAGTGGCAGTGTTTCTTCCGGCAGCCAGAAGTAAGGAAGAATATAATAATGTTCATCATCTTCAGTAGGTGGAAAGACAAGTACAAAAGCCGTAATATCTGTTGTAGAGGAAAGGTCAAGACCACCATAACAAATACGACCTGCAAGCATCTCTTCATCAAAAGCAACCTTGCATTTGTCCCATTTCTCCATCGGCATCCAACGCACTGCCTGTTTTACCCACTGATTCAAACGCAGTTGCCGAAACGCATTTTCCTCGCCCGGCGTTTCTTTTGCAGAATTACACGCAGCCACCACCTTATCCATTCCGATGGTCTTATCCAGACTTGGATTTGCTTTTTTCCAGACCTTCGGATCCGTCCAGTCCTCCGATTCATCTGCACCGTAAATGACAGGATAAAATGTCGGGTCATGTCTTCTGCCATCAAGAATATCCTTTGCCTTTTGGTGTACTTCATAGCAAATAGAATTTGTATCCGTTCCGGCAGTGGTAATCAGGAAATACAAAGGCTGCATTCTGGCATCGCCGGAGCCTTTGGTCATAACATCGAACAGCTTTCTGTTCGGCTGCGTATGAAGCTCATCAAACACAACACCGTGAATGTTAAAGCCATGCTTGGAATAGGCTTCTGCCGAAAGCACCTGATAGAAACTGTTGGTCGGGATGTACACAATACGCTTTTGTGAGGTCAGGATTTTCACTCGCTTGGAAAGGGCAGGGCACATTCGTACCATGTCGGCAGCCACATCAAACACTATGGCAGCCTGTTGGCGGTCGGCAGCACAGCCGTAGACTTCCGCACGTTCTTCGCCGTCACCACAAGTAAGCAGCAGGGCAACCGCAGCGGCAAGCTCTGATTTGCCATTTTTCTTGGGAATCTCAATGTAAGCCGTGTTAAACTGTCGATAGCCATTCGGTTTTAGAATGCCGAACAAATCACGGATAATCTGTTCCTGCCAGTCCAGCAGTTCAAATTTCTTTCCTGCCCATGTGCCTTTGGTATGGCTAAGGCATTCAATAAAAGAAACAGCATAGTCTGCTGCCTTTTTGTTATACTTGGAATTCTCCGCCATAAAACGGGTCGGTTTAAATCTTGCCATTGCATCACCTCCCTCAACAAAAAAGACCTGCCAAAAAGCAAGTCTGTATCATTTATTTTTATGCCCCGGTGGGCTTTTTTATAATTGAGATTCTATTCCCATTGTAACCATATTACCATACAAAAGCAAGGATAGCAAGCGGCTAAACAGACAGAAAAAACGTAGAAATTTCGCCGTTTTCTTGTGTAAGATACACCAATAGAAATTTTTCCGGTACGACCGCCAGAGCCTTTCGGCTCCGGCTTGTGGGATTCGGTTTTGAAAAAATCAGTTGTACTGTTTCAGCAGGATCGCCAGTGCAGTTTCGGTTTCTTCATCCTCCGGCGGAATATCCATGCCCCGGTCAAAATTGAACACCGTTTTGCCATTCCGCCGCAGGGAGATTTTCGAGGCTCTGCCTTCCTTGTAGCCGTAAATGGAAGGCTCCTCATAGTGTTTCACCCAGTAGTGAAATACGCTTGCTCCAACCCGAATCGTTCCTTCTGTCCACATTGTTTTTTCCTCCAGTTTTCGTTGTTTTTGCCTCTTGGCATGATGTATATTACCATAAACCAAAGGGGAAGTCAACGAAATTTCCAGCATATTCTGCACAAAGATGAAAGCAGAAAATTGTGTATGATACCAACCAAAAAAGCAAGCCCCACGTTGCCCTGTGTGGGGCATTTGTGGGAAAGGGAAAACCACTTGGAGGAAACAAAACCACGCCGGACAGGGCAACACAACGGCTGTACGAGCCGCAGCCCCTTTCGGGGCTTTGGTCTTGGATTGTGGGTTTTGGGTTACCGTCCGGTCTGGCACTCCCATTCAAATTCGCAGGCGTTTTCGTACTCCTCATCGAAAAGGGCATCGTCATCGATTTCCTTTTCCGTAAA